GTCCGCGGTGCCAGAACGGAGGTTCGAGTTGATAACTCGCTCCGCAATGAACTGAAGCTCCTTCGGAATGATGAGCTTCATACCACGAACCGCGATCTTGAGACCACGTTCGTCCGTCAGACCGGCGATATCAATCAGCATCTGCTCAAGCGAGGTCTCATTGAGATCCGCCGCCACAGAAAGCTGGTTGCGCTGGTTGCCGGAAAGGCTGGGATGCGCCGACGAGCAAAGCGCCGCACCGTCACCAATCGGGTAGCTGGTGCTGAACGCATTGTTCAGGATGGCCGCAGCTTTGATCTGCTTGGTCTGAGCCATCGAACGGGCAAGAGCCTTCGTGTAGCGCGAAGCCAAACGATCATAGAGGTTATCTTCGATAGCCTCTTCCGTGATCGAGAAGGCGAGCGCGACCGTCTCATGCGTGTAACGAGCCGTATAGGTCTCCTGAGCATCGTCAAAAGTGATGGCGGTGCCTTCACCCTTGACCGGTGCGGTGGAGAACCCACCGAGCATCACCTCTTCTTCGAAAGCGCGGTCCGAGGACTCCTCTTCGAAGATTTCAGCGTGCTCGTTCTCGTAACGATCATATTCGAGCCCGAACAAAGCATTAAGGCCGGGTTCCAGCTCTTTCGCGAGTTGTGCGCGAGAAATAGCCATTTTCTATCCCTCCTTAAATGCCGGTGCTGTTCGCAGTCGTCTGAGAGTCAGACGAGCTAGCGGGAGCGTTGTGATGAAAATTGAACCGGACAACATAGTTCACGCCCGCCGAGGCATAATCGAGATTCGCCACATCAGTGGTGAGCCCGACAACACGCATGAAAAGCGTGGCCGTGGTGGCAACAGTGGAAATGTCCAGTTCAGCCGTCGAACGACCATTAGCCGTCGAACCCGAAGTGCCGCTCGCGAGCGAGACGTTCGAGAACAGATGACCGATGGCAGTGGCCTTGTTAGTGACACTACCGTCCGCAGCGCACATGAAGAGCTGGTTCGGGTTGTCCGCAACAAAGGCCTTAACCGGGAAATTGCTATCAACGCTGACGTTGTTAGCGCCCGGCCAATAGTTCTTCCAAACAGTCTTTTTGGAAGAGCTATCAACATATTCAACGCCCATCAGAACTCCAAGCGCAGGGACAGTACCGCCATTCGCGTTGCCCACGATATCCACAAAACCAGTAGACAGCGGAATGACCGGCGAATACTGGTAAATGGCGTTCGTGTTGGCAGCGGCGATTTCGTACTGCGTAACACCAGTGGTGTTAGCACCCGCCCCGTTGAGCCCGATAGGACGAAGACCGAAGGCAGTATCTTGGTTTGCCATTTTAGGTTTCTCCTATTGAGGCAGCCCTATTTTCGTGGGCCACCGAAGGTTACACGAGATTGACGATCAGGTCTGTTGATCGTCATTGTTGAGTGTGCGTTCTCGCGCATCATGTCATGATCGACGGCCTGCATCTGGTCCATACTCCTCTGCTGGAAGTATGCGGTCCGTTCCGCAACCGTCTCGTCAGGAATGCGAGCAAGAAGCAATCCGCCAACGCCAAAGACACCTTCATATTTACCTGATTCGATTACCGGGGACTCAAAGTCCGGGTATTCGTCCTTACGGACAAGTTCCCAGCCTTCGCGCATCTTAGCGCTCACGTTTTTTGTATCATCAAACCCGCGCGTTTCGGCACGAATCCAACGATGCTTAAAACCGTCCGGTGCAGGCGGTGCTTCTAGCATTGAGGGGGGAGCCCACGGCTTACGCACAGCCGTCTTTTCCCGGGTCTTATTAGCGCGAGAAGTTCTGTTGATGGGCGCTTCCATCTGGTTCTCAAATTCGCTCATCTTCATTACTCCTTCACGTATTTCGCGTATTCTTCAAGCGGCACACCCAATTTTTTCGCTATCGCGACTTGGCTCGGGGTGAGACGAACCTTTTTCCCACTGCGCCCAGAAGTCGTTCTATTCGCACCGGCAACCGTCTGAGCGGGTCGTCTGCTGGCGTTACTTGCACCGTTTCCAAACTTATCGGAAATACGGCGATCAAGTTCAGTATAGTAGTCATCACTCTGCGGGTCAAATCCCTCGTCTTCCACCAATACTTTGTGGATTCCAAAGGCCGCGTAAGTCATGGCTTCATCTTGGCCGAACCAACTGTTACGCAGAGCCCACTGCTCTGCCTTCGGGTCCGGTCGCTTGGGAGCCTGAGCGGGCATCGGATTACGAGCCGCGTAAATCCGCGCGGCCTCCTCCTGCTGGCGAACCCGCTCCTGCTGGACTTTGGCCTGCTCGGCACGGTCCGCCTGAATGGCCAAAGCCGTCAGCTTGCGCTGGGCCTGTACCGTGGCCTCAGAGTCACCAACCTCAATAGCCCGGGCCAATTCATTCTCGGCCTGCTGCATCTGAGAGGAAACCCGGTTTGAGTATTCCGCCACATAATTATCATCAAGGGCGTTCATCCGGCTCTTTAGCTGCGTTGCCTCGTTCTGGACAGCCTGAGCATAGCGGATAGCCTCCTGCTCGCGCCGTTCAGCCTCCCGCATTTTCTTCGTCAGACGATCTATGCGTTTCTGGGTCGAAGTCTCGGCTTTCTGGAACGGGTCATCAGCCCCATCATCATGGGTTTCGCTATTTTCGGAAGCCGCAACAGACTCAATCTCTACCTCGGCGTCGGGACCGGCGGTATCAATATCAACGTCAAGCTCGGAAGTATTTTCTTCAGCCATTTTTTTCTCCTAGAGATGATGGATGTCTTCGGGATCAAGGATTGTGGCCAAAATCTCGTCGTCGTTGAGAATCCTGACCTCCCCGCCGTCAATCTGGAACCGGGACCCAGCATAACGGGCGAACATTACCCACTGTTTCTCCGCGCACCACGGTCCTGACGGGAACTTCTCCGGGTCTTTGTAGGCCAATGGGCCAATTTTTAAGACGTACCCCACCTGCGTGGAGATCTGAGCCCTATCTTGGGTCTCAGAAGGCAGATAAATCCCGCCTTCCGTCTTACCCTTTCCTCGATATGGAAGAATCAGGATGCGCCAGCCAGTCGGCTCCGGCATCCTATCTAGGAGACTTTTCCCGATCATGTCGGGGTTGAGTCTGGGGGATTCGATGTACACCTCGTCGAGGGTCTGTCCCTTCGACTTCTTAGTGATCTTTTCAACGGCTTCCCCGATAGCCGATAGATCAATTGCTTTTTTAGCCATCTGTTCGCTCCTGTTTTTCCAGCAGGCCCTTGAGTTCCTGTTCCACGTGATTTATGGACTCCAGATTGCCCATGAGCTCACGATAATGCTCCATAGACTTCACGTTGCCGTACAACATGATGTCCGCTATGCCCTGCCGCCTCTCTCTCAAGATCTTAAAGACGGCCTCGGCAATAAAAAGCTGATCCATGCTTCTCCCGCATATTATCGAACAATTTACGATAATATCGTAGCACGTTTCATTTCAGATAGATAGGGGTCTTGCCAATTTAATTCAAAATGAGGCGCGTCTATGAAGGGGCGCCTACCCTCGGACCGGCGTAGATCGATGTACTCGTTCATAAGCTCTTCGGAGGTGCCTTCAAAATCCGTCAAATTGCGGTGCCAAGCAGCGCCCCAACGAAGGCTTATGCCTAGCTCTAGCGCGGAGGCCTTCATGGCATCCGCAATGTCATCATAAAGATTCAGCTCCCAAGACGCCCGCGGCCCGATGTAAGCGACAAGATCGACGGCCAAGCCTAAGACGTGCTTGCCACCTTCCTTAATCTGGCTGGCGCCTTTTTCGTACAATTCCAACTGACGTTCCGGAGTTCGTAGGCCTTCTATAACCCCGAAATCCACCTTTGTGATATGGATGGCTTTTTTAACGCAAACAGCGAGGCCGTCCTCAACCTTGATTAATTTTTCTTTGCTGCGTGTGGATAAGAAAAAACTCATGATTCATCCTCTTCAAGGGGAGGAACGATATGAACCTCGCCCGTGTCAATGTTAACATACGCTACTCTGACGTTAAGAAGTCTCTGAGTAGCGGACAAAGGGCGGTGTATCCTATGCGGATTCTTTCTGTCTTTAGTCGTCCTAATCGCGTCTTGTTTGGCATCCAAGAAATAAACCTCCCCGTCGTCGTTATAAGCAACAACATCAACAGGACCAGTCCCCGACAAAGGCCGACAGACATAGAACCCCTTTCGGAGAAGCCACTCCGTCAATATTGTTTCGCAGATTTGACCGTTCTGCTGTCTAAAATCGGGCAAGACAACGCCCAGAAAGCCCCCTTACGAGGAGACTTTCTTGACCTTCTCGAAGCTTCGATACGCTCCCAGACCCAACATCCCAAAAAGAACAGTCATGAGCTGATTCATGTCGAACGTCGGAAGCGGCGCATACGCCACATTGAACATTGTCAGAATGAAAATTGCAACTGGCTGTCCCAAAAAGTGCCAAAACAAGGCCAGCCCACAGGACCAGCCGACAAAAGGGCGCCACCCCCCGCGGAACCATCCACCCGCGGCTTCGACTTTATTCACTTCGATCTGGGCCAGCGCAATTTCGTGCGCCTGCTTTTCAGCCATCGTGGCAATTTCATGAGCTAGGCGCTGCTTTTCGCCAGCGTCAGGAATAAATTTATCGAGTAGCCCGGTTACCGGACCAATAAGGGCTTGAAGCATACCTTCACCTATTTGTTGTTGTAGCCATTAGCTTTCAACTGGAGTGTAGCATCTTTCAGTTTCTGCAACTCAGACTCCATGTTCGCAACACGCCTTTCAAAAAACTCCAAGGTCAGTTTCTGTTGACGGTCGAAGGGCGCCTCGCCGCGCTCCAATGTATTCGTGAGTTTTGTGAGCTCGTCCTCTAAGTGCCTTAGCTTCATAAACTGTTCCGCATCGGCTGGCAAACTGCCAAGCTCGCCACGGGGCCAGCGTATACGGAACTCGCTATTAAGCTTTTGCTCATGCCGCGTCATTTCCGCGGCATGTTCTAGCTGGTTAATCCTTTCCAGAACCCCAAAATACCCCCACGTGGCCACAGATGCAAAAATGACCATGCTGATTAAGTTGCGGAGAGGAACTTGGAGTTCCGTATTTTCGTTTATCTTCGCGGCCATGCGTCACCCGTCTTTCTTGGGCACGTCCTTCTCATGGCCGATCCATACGGCAAAAGCGCCTGTCATGGCGCCGGTAACGACGGATACCAGAGCAGCCTGCGAAGGAGTCGGGTCGTCGAGCGTCATAAACCATTCGACTACACGCCAGCTCATAATGGTCATCGCGGCCATCATGATCCGCGGAATAATCTTCCAGCGCAAAAATGTCTCTACGGACATGACAAACCCCGTGCAATTAACTTATTAGTTAATTTAGCACAAAATTATACCGGCTAGAAGACACCTTTGAATCGCTGCGGGCGGGCGATGGGACTATACCCGCGGACCACGCCGCCCTTTGCAGCCTTCATCACCTTTTTAGGCTTATTTTTGGACTTACCGGCACTAGACAACGCAATAGCCACCGCCTGCTTCTGAGGGTAGCCCTCATCGACAAGCTTGCTGATATTGGAGCTAATCGTCTTTTTGCCGCCGCCCTTCTTTAGAGGCATCTTAGCAGCCCATAAAGTCTTTGCCTTTGATGGCCGCACCAGTACCGCGCATCTTCATTTTGCGGAAAGTGTTACCCGCCATCGGCGCATCAGCCGTCTTGCCGTAGGGAATCCGGCCCTGACCCTTGATGTCAGCGTAATCAACCGCCTTCTGTGCCGGACCCGGCTTGTTCGTCACAATCTTAACTGCACCCTTCATATCACTGCCCTCTCTGCTGTTTGAGTAATTCACGTTCCATCGCAGACTGAATACGCGCCTGCGTCTGCTTCTCTTGCGACGCCAATCTTTGCTGGAACTGTTCCGCCCTAATCTGCTGATTCTGCGCGTCAAGCTGCAATTTGGCTTGGTCATTCTGTGCGTCCGCCTGCTCCGCCTGCGCTTTGATCTGGAGCTCCGCTTCCTTGAGCTGCACCAGAGGATCGGGGGCATCCGCGCCAGACAACTGACCAGAAAGTTCTTTGAGCTGCTGCATACCTTCCGCGATGAACTGAGCGGTAAGCTGCTCGATCTGGAGCATCTGTTCCTCGTCGGCGGGCTGCCCGCCCTGCTGCTGTACCTGTTGCAGGTAAGCAACAGCAGCCTGCTCCTGCGCGGCAATCTTGACATGCTCCATGACGTGCTTCTGCAATTCCATCGCGACAGGCGGAAGAGCCGATACCATCGGCGTAGAACCAAAAATCATATGAGCCATAATGTGCGCCTGATGGTTCTGGCCCTCAAATGCCTTCAACCGCAACATATCCAGAGCGTTGACATTCTCCTGCGCCGGATCAATCGGCAGCGGATCTTCGCTCGGGACCGTCTTCATGATCCGGTCTACATCCGTGACGCC